TTGCTGTGGATCACCGCGGTAGGTGTCGAAGAGTTCAACGTAAAAAATGTCGGGGTCTTCGACACCATTGCACAATGCCACGTCGCAGCAACAAAAATGTTCTGGGAAGATATGCCCATAAATGAAGAAGCGGTGTGCATCCGCGTCGAAACACTGGGAGTGTATTGGAAGTGAATAACGTTAATGAACACCAAGAAGCAGCCGCGCTGCTAAACCAAGCTATCCACGCCGTCAACGATCTGTGGCTGGACGCACTGCCGGGCGAAAAGCCCTTCCTCGACGAAGCTATCAGCAAAATGCACGAAGCACAGTCACTGATGATAAAAGCCAGAATGAGAATACCAAATATCGTCGAAGCTTCCGCAACACTTAAACTTGCAACAAATGACGAATAAGGCTTGACGGGGCAGAGAACGCGGCCTACGGTTCATTAACGGTTGTGTTCTTTCTCCGTGTTGTTTTGGTTTGTAACGCCTCGTCCTTTCTTAGGGCGGGGCGTTACTTTGTTACACTTTTGAAAAACCAAATATGTAACGCTCAAACCCAAGGTGACAAAGGGTTCTAAAATTCAAAACTTTTCTATAGGGCTAGAAAAAAAAATAATTTTTTTTCTTCCCACAGTGCTGTGATAAATGTGACAAATGTAACATCGTTGAAATCCTTACATAAAGAAGGCAAATATCGTTACTTTTTTGTGTAACGCGAAATTAGAGGTGTAACACCTTGTCTTAAACCAGCACTTACCCTTATATTTGGAATGATTTCAAACATAAGGGCACGTCATGGAAATCGTAAAAGTAAACCCTGTTGGTCGTCCGCGGCTTACACCGGACTCCCCGCTCTCTGAAAAGCAAAAGAAATTCGTTAAGGAATACGTTTCCAACGACGGCATGATTAGTAAAAAGCAATGCGCTTTAAACGCGGGCTTCTCTGAAAAGAGTGCGTCGGTAAAAGCTTCTGAACTTTTGAACCCCCACAAGCACCCGAATGTTGCCAAGGCAATCAAGATGTATCGGGACGAACTGAACGAGCGGTATGCAATCACTTACCATCGTCATGTCCGTGACTTGCAGCGCATACGTGATGAAGCTTTGGACAATGGAGCATATTCAGCCGCCGTGCAGGCGGAGTACCGCCGGGGGCAGGCGCACGGGGATATCTACATCAGCAAATCTGAAGTGCGGCACGGTTCTATTGACAGCATGAGCCGGGATGAAGTGATGAAGGAACTAGAAGAGATTAAAAAGCAATATGGATCTTCCGTTATCAATATCACGCCCGTCGAAAAAGACGCCGAAGAATCTGGAAGCGAGCTTCTACCAGAGTATAAAGAAGAACCAGAAGAAGCACCGGCCTGACGTCAGGCTGACGCGAATAGAAAGCTGGGCATCTCAAGGCGTCCCCGATCTTGTCGTTTGCGGCGAGACAGGGGGCTTTTCTTTTTGGGAGTTAAAAACGGCAACCGGCGTTGCTGTCCGGCTATCGCCTCATCAGGTTGCATGGATGGAGCAGCACAAGCACACCGCATCGTTTATTATTGTGCGTTGCAAAGACGGACACGCCCACGTGTACCGTGCAGATCAGGCGGTTGAGCTTATTGACCGCGGGCTTCTTTTAAAACCGCATTTTAAAATAGATGCCCCGATTGATTGGGAGCAATTTTTCCGTTTGACAATCCCGTTGTAAGAACTATCTTATACGAACCAACAACGGGAGATTGAAAGATGAAGAAGGCTACCTTTCGCGTTCGTGAAATACGCACGTTTGAATTTGACATGTACTTTGACGAGTATCTGTCGCTTGCAAATATGGAAAAGGCTGCAGAAGAAAAATGGTGGGACAGTGTGGATGTCATGCTGCAGGCAAGAGAGGCTGAACCGGCTAATATACTTGTCGGAATAAAAAGAGATCAAGACGGGGACGTCGTGGTTGAAAGAATAGCCGATAGCCCAAAGCTAGAAATAAAAAGATATATGGTGAGAGGCAGCTATTGCACAACCAGCGGTAATATGCGGGATTTTGATTTTAACGTTGCCGCGGATAATATGGAAAATGCAAGCCGCCGGGTCGAACGTTTAATAAAAGGCGATAGACGACGCCGGTATTCTGGCAAGCTCGACATGGAAATATGCGCCGCCGGTAACTATTAAATGTGGATATTGTCGCGCCTTTATTATTGGCTGTTTTGGGGATCGCCAGACCCGGACAAAATCAAAAGCCGATATAGCATTGAGCCCACAAAACGACGGCGGAAAAAATAAAGACAAAAGGCAGGCTTGCGCTTGCCTTTTTTATTTTGCGCTTTAATATGGGATCAGTCCCACATATCAGGAGTTTTAAAAAATGTTGAAAACAGTTGAAATCAGCACCGCCAAAAAACTGAAAGGATGCGCCGTTACATATCGCAGCGGCAATAAAAACATGTTTGGCACGTGCCCGGCGGATTGCGAGTTGAACCCGTCAGGCAAAGGATGCGGCGCGGGACAGATTGATAATGATTATCTGGATGCTGTTTTAGATAGCAAACCGCGGGCGGGTTACAGTTTCACATATACCCATTTTAGCCCCATGCACTGGGCGCATAAATTGAGCCCGATTAAAACAGTTTTGAATTACAGCACCGCCAACCCGGAAACAGCAGCTTTTTTAAAAAATGCAATGCGGAAAGCGCCGCCGGATCAATGGCAATTTCCTATGGTTACCGTAGTGCCCCCGACGTTTTGGCAAGAGTCGCAAAAAAACCGGACAATTGACGGCGTGCAATTTGTCCGCTGTTTAGAAGAAACAGGAGCGGCCAAAGGATGCGGGGACTGCGGCGGGCGCGACGGCCCGTTGTGCGCTCGTTTAAACCGTGACTATGTGATCACGTTTACAGCGCACGGGACAGATAAAAACCGGGCAGGCGATAGCGAGACGCAGGGCGGTTGCTATGCGGGCACCGGCAACGTTGCCATTCATTGGCGGCGCATGCCGGGCCAGATGCAGGCAAAGCCCGACGGGGAAACCTTGCGAGACTTTGCCCGCAACTTGCCGCCCCGTTCAATATTGCGGCACCACATAGCCGGGGACATTGGGGAAGAATAGAACGCCCGCCCCGCTGCAGCCCGCCCGCCACCCCGGCGCGGCGGGTTTTCTTTTTTAAAAAATACGTTTGCCTTTGCGGGATTAATCGCATAATCTGCCAATTGACTAGGCGAGATCGTTTTGGTCGGGATTTTCAAATTGCGTTTTTTGTTTATCCCTTGCCCCTTTTCGGTTGACGTTCGCACCCCCCGCCCCGTGCTAGTCCGGGCCCGCTGCAGGGACACCACATAGCAGCCCCATATTATGCAAAACCAAACAACCTTTTAAAATGGAGTTAAAGACATGCTGCAAAATATCGACAATGCGAACCGCGACATGGAAACCCTTTTGCGCCACGTGATGGAACAGAACAGCCGTTCGGTTGATTATCAGGCCAACACTGGTCAGATGGAATACCGGACGCGGGACAATGGAAACGGGAAGCAAACAGCAATCTTTTTAGAGGGGCAGGGCGGGGAACCAACCCGCCAGCTTGGCGTGAATAACGTTTGTTTTGACGGTATCGCCAAAACAGCCGAAATCGACGTCAGGACGGCCCGCCGGTTGTCTGATAATTATCCCGAACAATGGGACGGCCTGATTAATGCGATCTGGCAACAAGAACCCAAGCCGCGTTTATTGCGGACGTTTATGGATGATGAAAGAACCGGAACCGCCCGCGCCATGTTATCGGACAGGTTTAAAACCTATGACAATTTGGATTTGATCGAGACGGCAATTCCTGAATTGATCAAAGCAAACGATGAAGATAACGCCGGGTGGCAGCTTCAAAACTGGCATAGCACCGATAAAAAACTAATGGCCCGATTTAAATCAAATACGATTGTCGGGGAAGGTGCAAAGGTCGGTGATTTAATGGCGCTTGGATTGCTCATCAGCAATTCAGAAACGGGGCACGGATCAATACAGGTTGCCCAGATTAACTGGACGTTGGCTTGTCTCAATGGGATGCAGACCGAAAATAAAATCCGGTCCCCGCATTTGACCAGCAGCCGCGGAGACGCGGACGTTTGGTCGGTCCTGACAGAGGAAGCAAAGAAAGCCGATAACGCGGCAATGTCTCTGAAATTGCGGGACATGGTGCGGGCTTTCAGCAGCCGGGATAGCTTTGACGAAATATTGCAAAAGATGAAGGATGCAGCCGCGGACGTCATCGAAGGCACATATACAGAAAAAGCTGTCGATAAAATGGGTTCTATTTTGGGCATACCGCAAAAGCGCCGGTCCCTTGTTCTTGAGGGATTAGTCCAGACGCGGGCGCAAGATGGATATGTTGGCGAACCCGTCAGCCGTGCAACATTGATGAATGCAATCACAGCCGTGCCGCAAATGCAGGATGCTGCAGGCAATGCCATGGTGCAGCCGGATGACATTGACGATTGGCAGCGTTTGGGCGGACGTGTTTTAGAGATGAAACAGTCCGACTGGACCGCAATTAGCCGGGCATCATTAGAAGCCGCATAAAACACAAAACCCGCCGGACATTGCGCCCGGCGGGTTTTATTTTTGCCCGCACCACATCTAGACGTGAAACAGCTGCAGGAAAGCCCGTCTCGCACAACATATGCGAACGATCCTGCAAAATATCTATTTTCCCCAAACTTGCCCCGCGCCCCGCCCGCTAATGTTTTTAAACTTATAGATATGAAACATGGCCCGCGATCCGGGGGCCGGGGATTGTGATCCGCGGCACAAATTGCGCCGGCAGCGGGCCTGAAAATCCCGCCAGATCATGCCCGGCACGTGATCCGCGGCACGTGATCCGCGTTTTAATAATTAGTTACACGGGGCCCCGGCAAACTTAATTTTAGCAATAAATACAGGCACATAGCCCACGAATCGCTCAAAATGAGCCCCGGACCTGTGGCAGACGACGTCAAAGTCCATGTTTTTCGCAAACAATACTGTAAAAAACGATATCAATATGGGATAAATAGTGTATCCTGACTTTTCTTCAGGGGCCCCTATAAAGTAGGTCAACCGAAAAAAGGTTTACTGGCTTATTATGAGCGATGAAATCCAAGATAAAGTAGTCAAGTTACAGCTTCGACTAGCTCAATTAAATCGTGTTGAACACTGCCAGACGGATTTCTTAGGATTTGTGAAAGCGGTCTGGCCGGACTTCATTGCTGGCGAGCATCATCGTATAATTGCAGAGAAGTTTGAACGCGTAGCCAAGGGCGAATTGAAGCGTTTGATTATCAACATGGCCCCGCGTCACACAAAGTCTGAGTTTGCCAGTTATCTGTTGCCCGCATGGTTTATTGGGCAGAACCCGGCGATGAAAATTATTCAAGCAACGCACACCACGGAGCTTGCTGTATCTTTTGGTCGTAAAGTGAAGAACCTTCTAGAGCGAGAAGATTACGCTGAGATCTTTCCTGAAGCGAAATTATCGGCGGACTCCAAGGCGTCAGGCCGTTGGGATACCTCACGTGGTGGTATGTACTATGCTGTTGGTGTTGGCAGTAATCTTGCTGGCCGCGGCGGTGATCTAATTATCATTGACGACCCCCATTCTGAGCAGACCGCCATGTCGGCGTCTGGTTTTGACAATGATTGGGACTGGTACACAGGGGGCCCCCGACAGCGTCTGCAGCCCGGCGGGGCCATCATTTTGGTTATGACCCGGTGGTCACAAAAGGATTTGACCGGTCAGCTTATTCGTCAAATGGGTAAAGATGAGAAA